GAAAGTCTTGGATCAACAAATAATGGTTCATTTTTAGCTGCATTTACATATTTGGTAATATTTGGATTATCATAAAGTTTTTTTGCTGGTGCGTCAACCTCAACAATTTTTGTCAAAGGAGTTCCCGTTGCTGGGTCTCTTAATTGCTCTCCTTTATTATTTAAAATTGGTTGAGATACTTTTACTTTTTCAGTTTTTAAAAACTTTTGTAAATTTTGTTCGCCTTCAATTCTAGCTTGCTCATATAAAGGGCTAGATAATTCTTTCCTACGGGCAATTGTATCATCAAGTTTATTAAAATAACTTTCAGCACTTAAATTATTATTTAATAAATCACTAACTCTTTTTGCTGATGTTATAGATTTTTTGTTTATGTAATTAGCAATAACTTTATTACTACCTTGAGTTTTTCCAAGTAGTCTAGTTAATCCTAAAATATTTTCATCGCCTTGTTCAGGTAATGCGGTAATTCTTCCTTGTTCTATTTTAGTTGCTAATTTACGAGCTTGTGTGCCTGCTTCTTCGGGAGTTATAACCTTAGATAAAACTTTTTCAGGAGTATTAGGTTTAAATTTTTGAATAATACTAGGAAGGGCTTTACTTGCTTTACCTAATGCTTTACCAGCTTGTTGACCAGCAACACCTCCAATTCCACCAACAGTAGCACCAGCTCCTAAATCTGTTAAAGATTGCGGTAAATTGGTTATATCTTTTGTTTCTCCTAATGCAGTAGTTCCACCTAAAATTGCTCCACCAGCCAAAGCCTGTTTTGCTGTATTGGCAATCAAGCCTAAACCTTTTAATACCGCACCTCCTGCAACATAATCGGTTGCCAATTGAGTTCCCAAAGATTGTTTTGGATATTCTTCTTTTGCCTGTCTTAACTTAGATAATTGATTATTTAAAGCTTCATCATATAAATCAGCATAAGTTCTATCTTTTACAAATTCAGGATTATAATTAGTTAAACCTTTGACAATTTTTCCAATTCCCGTATCTGCAGTTAATTTAGCAGCTGCGGCGGCAGTTCCAGCATAAAGTCTTGGAGTTAAAGGAATATTTGTTGCAATAGTTGAAAAAGCTTCACCTTGACTAATAGGTTGAGGTTGTGTGTTTTTTTCTAAAAATTGATTAGGTTGAGTTGGTGTTCTTGGTTGAGTTTGTTGTTGTTCGCCAAATTGATTATTAGCAAATTGCATAACCTCATCAGGAGTAGTTCCATCTGGAACTTCAAACCTCGCTATTCTACCATCTTGTAATTGAACTTTAGCTATTGGCATTATTCAAACCCCAAAAATTTAATATTAGATTGTGCAGGTGTATTAGCTGGTGGCAATAAAACAGATTTTTCTATATTTTGTTGTGGTTGACTTGATTGCCTTTGATAACCTTGACTTGCACGGACTTCAGCTCTATATTTAGCTTTTTCAATAGTGCTTTTTAATATTCCAATATTTTTTATTAATTCTTTTTCACTTATATTTTCATTTAATGCAGACAAAGCTTTAGTTGCTGATTCGCCTTCTTTTTCAGAAATTTGACCTCCACCTTTAAGATTTTCAAATGCTTGCAAGAATTGTTGACCTTTAACTTGATCAAATAGTGCTTTTGCTCCTGCCGCATTACTGCCTGCAATTGGCTCATTTTTGCCAACATAAGATAAAATTGCACCACCGCCTTTGGCACCAAATAAATCAGGAACGCCCGGGTGAGTTGCTAAAGAATCTAATAAATTTGTTAAATTGCTAGAATCGGCATTAACCTTGTTAAGCTTTTCTTGTGCCTTAACATCTTCTTCCGCTTTTCCTTGGGCAAAAGTTGATTGTCCAGCAATTGATGGTTTATAACTTAAATCGCTAACATTTCTAGCTGTTTGTTCCATTCCTGCTTTTTGAGCTCCAGCTTGTCCATAGCCTCCTAATGTTTCAATAGCTCCAGTTGATCTAACAATACCACCTTCACCAGCTATATTTCTTTTAACGCCAAGATATTGAGCTTGTTGTTCTATTGGTAAAGTTTTATAATATTCAAATTCTCTAATCGCTGAAGGAATATTAGCATTTTGAGATTGTGGCAATATCATTGATAAATAATAAGCTTCTCTACTTTCAGGACTTAATCTTGAAGCTATGCTTGCTAATTCAGGATTACCTTTTTCAGTAGCGAAACTAGCAAAAGCTTCTGCATCGCTTGCATTTAATTCAACTAATTTTTGTTGATTTTTATATTGAGCGTATGCACCAATTCCAGCAGTTAACCCTTGAGCAACAGCTCCAAACGCCCCCGCTCTTCCACCTCCAAAGTTATCGCTATTCATAGCAAATTGACTAACACCTTGTGATTGTGCTAAGGCATTTTCTAAAAGCTGTCTATTTACATTTTGTCCTTTTCGTGCTAATGTTTCGACTCTTACATTTTGTCTCATTAATTAACCCTCTTAAAATCAATTCCAATTTTAGAGTAATCAACCATTTTATAACCCTCAGGGCTTATGCTGACGGCTTCAGGATAGGTTTTTTCAACATCTTGAGCCATAACACCTTCAAAGCGTCCAGCTCCATGATTGCTATTTTTATATTCAAAAGAATAAATAGGCAAGTAATTTATTACTTTATTTTCAAATTTAATGTTGGTTTTTAAAGAAACATCTGAAAAGAAATTACTGACTCCTCCAGCTGCACCAATTCCTTGAGCTAATCCGCCAACTAACGATCCTCCAGCTTGCCATTTAGCTGCGTTTGCTTGAGCATTAATTTGTCTTCTAGCTATTCCTTCTTGTGATTGTCTATTTAAAGACGCTTGTTCAGCTCCCATTAAATCTAAACCTTGATAATTAGTTTGATATTGACCAAAATTAGTTCCAGCTCCTACTTGAGTTCTACCAAGTAAAGAAGATATTTCATTAAATCTTGCTTGTCTTTGAGCTTCAGCCGTTTGTATACCTGTTAATAAACTTTGCAAAGATAATTGGTTTAATTGCTCGCCTTGTTGCCTTTCAAAACGGTTCATCTCACTATTATAAGCATCACTTCCAATTGGAATGCCCCTATTAGCTAATTCAACCGCTAAAGCTTGTTTTTGACTTCTTAACTCAGGTTCTAATTGTTTTTTACCTAATTCAAAAGTCGCTTGCCTAACTGCTTCATTATCAGTTGTAGGTAAATTTCCACTTAAGGAGCGACTTAATTCACTTGCTAATCGCTCTTGATCAAGTCTTTGTGATTTAGTAAAATCGGATTCGTTTAAACTAATTGTGTTTGTGTAAGGATCATAAATTTGAGATCCTTCGGGAGTTATAATATTAGGATTATTTAATAATAAATCTTTTTGCTCAGTTGATGATAACCGTGAAAATAAACTGTTATTAGTTATGGCTTGAATCTCTTCGGCAGACATTGGCGTTCCATCTGCTTTTTTATATTCGCTTCCATATTTTCCAGCCATGTATCCCCCAGTTGCTCCTCCAAGTGCACCTAAAGGCCCAGCTAAAGAACCTAAAGCGGCACCATATACAACCCCGCCAAGTCTAGTATCTCCGCCAGGTAATTTTGATGCAACACTTCCAACTGTTTTTTTAAAACTTTTACCAATTCCCATAAATTTTTAAATTATATTACTAACATTAACACTATAATCTGTTCGATACCAGCTTAATTGCTGTCCTTTTAAATTAGCTTCAATCCTCATTGACAAATCAACTCCTTGTCCTGACGAGTAAACTAATTTGTTTTGTGTTTCATTTTCACTAGACCATTCTGCAATATCCCATTCGGCTTCATCCCAAATACTACCACTTGCTTCAACCGAGTTAGTTTGTTTGCTTTCAGTTCTACCATAATCAAAATTAACAATACTATTAATTATTGCAGATCCATCAATTTTTATAGTGTTTCTATAACTATTTACAATTTTTTCTGCAGGAGATCCTAAATTATTGTAAGCTGTTTGTGCTTTACAATTAATATAAGTTCCGTTATCTTCTAGTCCGTCATCAAATAAATAAACTTTACCATTTCCACCAAAATAAAGTTTTTGATTATACAAACCCCAAGTAATAGCATTTAATCCTGTAAATTTCCAACCTGCTCCAGTAATTGTATTAAATCCATATTGGATGTATTTTGTATTTGTGGCAACTGGAACATTAAAAAATAATAATGCACCCCTAGGATAAGATATTACTTCCCAACCGTTATTATTTATATAATCTTGAGCTACTTCTAAAACTGCACCACTTAATTTTGTTTGTTGTGTAGCCTGACCTTCATTTTGCAATACTGTTGAAAATAACACGAAATCTTGATTTGTTAATAATGCAACATCACCAGCAACTTTTGTTGTTGATCTTATTGACATTGGAACACCTATTTTATAAACGCCAATTAAAGACCATTGATTAGCTTTACTTGGATCATCTCCTTCATAAACAACTGCATAACCATTAGACATAATAAAAGAACAATAATCATCAGCTCCAGCCCCGCCATCTCTTGAAATTGTTTCCATTCTAATAACATTTCCACCATTAGGACAAACATAAGACAAATCAAATTTTGAGAAAGTTCCCGATATTGCATTTACCGCTCCATGCCAAAAATAAGGTTTTGTAGTATCCCAAACATAAACAGTATTTTTAAAAATATTAATACCATTTAAAGTTGAGGCAGTTCCTCCAGTTGGACTAATAGCATTGCTTGTTATTGTAGAACCATCAAATTTAATTGGAGAATCTGCACCATTTACTAATAAAGTATAACCATTAAAAGCTACTTGTTGCCATTTATTACTTGAATATCCAGAACCTAATACACTTGTGCTTAAAGGATTTGTAATATCTGTTATTTGGTTATTGTGGCAAGCTAAAAATTTTCTTATACTTTGAGAATAATGTTCAATTAAAGTTTCTACATTACCTGTCAATCCAGTGCAATATTCACTATATCCATTTCTTGATTTAACAGAACCTTGTTGTGGTATAAAATTCTCTAAAACAACAGCATCAGTAGGCTCCATGTTGCTTTCACTATCACGAGTATTTAAACCGCCATAAGGAGCTGGTATGTTAACCCTTAAGGCTTGACCGTTTCTTTCTTGCAATAATGAAGGTGAAGTTCTAACATTTAACACGATTAAACATTTATTGGTTTAAAAGCACTAATTTGTGCATTATACATTTTTAAAGTTGGAGCAGAATTTATTGTTCCTCTTGAGCCATTAGCCTTTATTCTTTCGGCAATCGCTTTTTCTGCAATATTTTTTTCGTCGGCATAAGCACGACCATTATTTTTTAACCATCTCCAAGTAGTATCTAATCTTAAAATATATTCATCGATTACTGGAATATCAGTATCAGCTAAAAATTCAGTTTGTTCTACATTTGTAGAACTTTTTATAATATATTTAGAAATATATTCATATACATAACTTTCTACAACAGATGGTGTTCGATGAATAACTATTTGATTATTCTTAATTCGATAATATTCTATTGTTTCGGCTTGAGTTAATAAAGAATTTTTTAGTATTCTCCAATTTTCAGGAGTTAATCCTCCAATCATAGCCCAGTTTTGACTAGCATTCCAAAATGTATTATCAATCATTCTATCAAAATCAGTTGGCAAGTTATAGGTTGCTTGATCAACAACGCTAGAAAAACTATATTCTTTTTGTAATTCTTGCCATTGATAATTTCTTGCCAAATCTGTAATACTTACCTTTGCAACTTGAAATATTTGTTTAGCAACATCATCATTATTACCAATGATAGCAGAGGGAATATTTGTTGATTTAGTTTCTTTTAAAATATCTGTGCAAAGAGTAAGTAAAGTCATTATTCTAAATTAGTTTGAATTATTTCGTTTTCTTCTTTATTTTTATTTCCTTTTTTATTAGAATTTTGCAATTTAGCTAATTCTTTTTTAAGGCGATTAATTTCATCGTCTTTATCATCAGCTTTTTCTTTATTTTCTTTTCTTTCTTGATAAATTGCAAATGCTTTTTTGTATACTTCATTATACTTATATCTTTTTTTTACTCCATTTACATTTATAATCATGTCATTTTTTTCAACATTTTTACATACAACAGCAAACGGATCATCTCTGTTAGAAATTTCAACATATAAATCATAAATAAAATTACCGTTTTCATCTAAAACATTAATTGTTTCAAAATCTTCATTAGTAATTTGTCTTTTTTTATCGAAAAATTGGATAATAAGTTTATCTTTTTCTTCAACTCTGTGTTGATTAATTTGTTCTACAATTTTCATAGTTTATATATCATTTTAATTAATTAGTATATTTTAGGGGTGATTATTACCACCCCTAAAATTGTTAGCCATTTCCATTCATAGAAGGGCGATTGATTTGCAATAAAGTAAAACCCGCAGATGGAGTTCCGTTTGCAGTAATGTATCGAGCATTATCGATTGCATCACCAGAAACAACAGCATCATCTAAAGTTCCAGCCGTTGCAGTTGCATAAGGTCTAGCACCTGACGCAACAGTTCCAGTTTTACCAACAGCAGTTCCCGCGATTTGATACCAACCAAATTGACTAGCAACATTGGCTGACATGGCAAATGCAACATTGCCTCTTGAACCAGCAACAACTCTAGTTGTAGTTCCAGCATCTAAGTCATAGATTACAGGCTCTCCAATAGCAGTTGAAGCTACTCCTTTTAGATAGATAAATTCACCATTACCATAGGCAGTAGTGTCTTTATCGTAAGCTTGAATAATTTTTCCAAGAGGAAAATTTTGAGTTGTTGAAGTTTCATCAAGTTTTTGCTTGATAACTTCTTGTTCTATTGAAACAAAATTAGGCATAATATTTTCTCCTTAAAATTAGTTTTTAGCAACACCATGAACTCTAGCAGAGCTAATAGTCAAATTACCATACAGATAAATTGGCGTAATAAAATACAATTGGTTAACTGGTCTTTGAGTGTCGCCTTTCGTAAATAATGGATTATTTAAATGTTGGAATTTAACATAATCAGTATTTATAAAATACATATGGTTGCTAGGGCAGTTTGGATCGTAAACAACAGCAGATGACTTATAAGCTAATTGTTCAAAACCTAATTTACCTTCTCCAGTATTTGTAATTCTTTGGATTTGTTGTAATGAATTTTCAAAAAATGAAAAGTAATTGGTATCCGCAAGAATTAAATCAGGATAAGCTCCTTCTTGAACTTGACAAGACAAATAAAGACTATTCATACCAGCTTGAATGTTAGTTGCCGAAGCATTGCCACCAGCAGAAGTAGAAAAATCATAAACTTGGTTTCTCCAAAAAGTATTACCAGAACCAGCACGATCGATACCGCCTACAGTTCCAGTTGTTGGATCATCAGCAATTAATAGTTGTAAACCGCCAATAGTTTTTCCACCTGAATCAGTTCCATCACCAAATAAAGCAGAACCTAATTTATTTTTAATACTATCAAGTAAAACTTGTCTTTTACCTTCTAATAAATTAAAAATTCTTGATTCTCCCTGATTTTGTAAAAGTTCTTTTTCAGAAATTGTATCAGTTCCTGAAATGAATTTTTGAGAGAATACCGCAGTGGTAAATTCTTCTTGTGGAGTCGTATCAAGTAGATCCGTTGGATCTTGCCATTGAACAGTTGAGTTAGAAGAATAAGCAATGTTTTCAATAAAGGTTTTACCGCCGTTTTCATGAACGATTTTACCTTTATTTTGTAAAGCTTTTAATAATGCGTTATTACCAATTACCGAAGAGGTAATTTTATCTTTCATAAACTTATCTAAAGTAGATGAAATTAAATTTGTATAATTTGAATTTCCAGGCATATAATTAAATATTTAAAATTTATAATGTTTTATAAATATTTCCGGATTAAAGCTTTTTGTTCTTCCTCATAAGTCATTGGCTTAGCATTTGAAACAGGTTTAGAAATTTTTTGTTGCTTTTTAGCTTCATCAAATTTTTCCTTTTTTTGCCCATTTACTTCATTTAAAATTTTTGCTCTAATTTTTTCTTCATAATCAGGTTGCAATCTTTCAAGTTTAATATAGGCAGTTTTAAGTGCTTGTTTTCTAATTTTTTGAGGATAATAATCTTGAATACCATTTTTTTGTAATTCATAATTATAAAAATTAACAAATTCTTGTTGGTAATTCGCAATTAATTCTTCGCTATGTGAAGTATCTTCTAAAAATTCAGCCAATAGTTCTTTTGATTCTCTTTTATTTACTTCGTCCTGTAATAATTTATAAGAATTTTGTTGTATAATTTGAGCTTTTTTATCAATCATCTCTTCAGGAGTATAATATAACTCGTCTTGAACAGGATTTTGATTTACAAGTTGGTTTATATCAAAACCAACTCTTTCAGCTAAAGCTTTTAAAGTTTCAGCGGGATTTGTTTCTATTCTTTTTAACAATCCGCTTACATTTTCAAGCTCTTTTTTTGTATTGCCTAATTGGAGATGTAGCCTGTCTTCTCTTGCACGCTGTTCCTTAGCAATTTTTATTGTTTTTTCCCTATCTTCAGGGTCTTTAAATGTTTTGACAGCTTCGATTAATTCTTTAGGTAATCCAGATAATTCTTTATCAAGATTTAACTCTAATTTTTCGTCTTGGCTCTCATTATTTTCAGTTTCTTCTTCTTGCGATGTTTCAATTTCTTGATTTTTCTCATTAGAAGTATTTTCTACAATTTCATTTTGATTTTCAACAGCTTGTTGCTCTTGATTATCAACATTTTGCTTGATTAATTCAAGCATTTCGTTTTTGTAGTTTTCTGTTAGCATAGTAAAATAATTGGTTAATAATAATTGTCAAGTACTTTTATTTATAGTCTTTAATATGATGCCCTGTTTGTTTTAGAGCGTCAAAATAACTTTTTTTAGTAGTATAATTTTTACCATCGGCGTGGTTATAAATTGAACCATATTTATTAATGTAGCCATCAATTGTCAAATCTTCTTTTAAGCCTTCGGGTAATTTTTTTATTGAACAAACTTCTATTTCTACCCAGTTAGCTTTTCCATTAATATAAGTAAGTCGTTTAGTTGTCATTTAACAATCCCATTTTTTTAATGCTAATGCTTTTCTAGTTGGTTTCCCATTTTTTACCATAGCACCTTTAACTCCAGACATTCTGGCACAAAAAGATTTCCTGCGATTTGCATCGGTAGGGCTTTTTTTTGCCTGATTTGCACTTACAGGGGCTTTTAAATTACTTCCTGTTGCATTGTTATATTTTGCTCTACCTTTGGCAGTTAAACCTCCAGTTGGAGATTTTTCACCTCTTCCTAAACTTAAATTAACAGATTTTTTTCGCATAACTATTTTTTTGCAGTTTTTTTAGCTTCCTTAAAATTTTTAGCAGTAGGTGCTCCTTTTGTCCCTACTTTTTTCATTTTTTCGCCAGATCCAGCTTCAATTCTTTTTCTTTTAGCATGAATATTGGCATATAACCCTTTTTTCATAATTATTTCTTTTTAGATTTACCTGCTTTAGATAATGCAATAGCTGTTGCTTGCTTTTGCGGCTTTCCTGCTTTCATTTCTTTTTTAATGTTAGCGGAAATAACTTTTTTTGATGATCCTTTTTTTAATGGCATATTAAATTTGTGTTGGTTGGTTAGCATTACGAATTTGTTCATTTACGATTTCAGTTCCAGCTTTAACTTTTAAATCAAGTCTTTTGCTTTCTCTATCAGCTTGTCTATTAACATCTTCAAATTCAAGTTTACTTTCAAATTCATTTTGTTGATTTAACAATTTAGCTTTATCAATATCAACTTTTTGTTGTTCAATTTGTAATTTGCCTATAATTTCTTGTTGCTTTAACTGAAATTCTTGTTGTTTTATTTGCATTTCCATTTGAGCTAACATTTCTTGAGCATCTGGAGCATCTTCTTCGTTATTTCTTAAGAAATTTTCAAGATTTCTACCAACTTTAAAAGGTTTACTTGCAAAAATAATAAATTCATTTAATGCATCTTTTGAAACTACTCCGCTTTGAACTACTGGAGACATTGCTTGAACCATTCCAGAAATTGTTTGAATATAAGCGACTCTATCAGCTTTTTCTTGGTTTTGATCAATCTTAATTGTTGAGTCGGTTTCAATATCAATATTTATGCATCTTAATTTATCACTTTTGAGCATTTTTTCAAGTTTACCTAAATCTTTATATTCAATAGCAAAACCTTTTAGATCTTCCATAATTTTATCCATTGTTTTTTTATAACCAGCTTGAGCTTGGGCGGATAACATTTGAAGTTTTTCTTGATATTGCGGATCTTTAGGATCTAACATAGATTGAGCTTCTTGAACTTGAGCATCAAGTTTCATTTGTGTTGCTTCTTTAATTCTTTCAACATCATGAATTTTTAAACCAGTTAGTTCCATCAACTCTTCAATTGAATATTTTTCAACTGCTAATTCAGCTAACAATCTTAAAGTATCTCTAATAGTAAACTCAACTTCTTTTTGTAATGGTTGAATACGAGAAATTGCAAAATTACCTTTTAGCTGTTGAGCTGTTGCCGTTTCACTTGCCACAGAATAGCCCCTAACAATATCACTTAATCCCGTAATTTCCTGAATATCGGCTTTTAAAGCAAGTTTTTCTTGTCTTAAAGCGGTAATAGTGTTAACAATCTCGGCAAGCGGTTTAAATACTATTAATTTTCTAGCATCATCAATATTGGCAGTGGTTTTTAATGGTTTAAATTGCCCATCTTCACCGTTCATTATATTTTCAACATCTGCTTGTTCAGCAAAAGATGTATAAGCACCTGTAAATTTTGCTTGTTTAATTAAACTAGCTATTCTATCATCAATTTC